AAGCAGCGCCGAATACAGTGCGAGTTCGTACCCATCGATGACATCTTCCTACCGTTCGCTGCGACTAACTTCTACAGCGCGGAGCGCAAGACTCACCGTCAATACGTAACAGCGCAGGAGTTCGAGACTCGCGTCAGAAACGGCATGTACCGTGACATCACTCTGTCATCTGCACCTATGCCTGAGTACTCAAAGGCATCGAAAGCCAACGACAAGATCGAAGGCAGAGAAGAGAGTGTGTACAACGAGGATGGCCTGCGGGTCATCTATGAGATCTACGTTGATGCAGATCTCGGTGAGGGTGTTGCGCCATACATCCTGTCTATCGATGACAACACCTCTGAGGCTGTCTGCCTGTACCGTAACTGGGAACAGGACGACGAGACCAAGCAGGCACTGGTGTGGATTGTAGAGTGGCCAATGATACCGTGGCGCGGTGCATACCCAATCGGTCTGACTCACCTGATCGGTGGATTGACGGTAGCAGCCACTGGTGCTTTACGCGCTCTGCTCGATTCAGCACACATTCAGAACTTCCCCACAGCACTCAAGCTCAAGGGTGGGCCTAATGGTCAGACGATCAATCTCCAGCCAACACAACTGGCAGAGATTGAGGGTGGGCCAATGCAGGATGATATCCGCAAGTTAGTGATGCCGATACCGTTCCCCGGCCCATCGCAGACGCTGTTCAGTCTGTTAGGGTTCTTGGTTGATGCAGGACGCGGAGTTGTTCAGACATCGTTTGAGAACCTCGCTGATGGCAACCCCAATGCACCAGTAGGCACAACTCTGGCCTTGATTGAGCAGGGCATGGTGGTTTTCAGTTCTATCCACAGTCGTCTGCACAATGCAATGGCTATGGTCTTGAAGGTAATGCACAGGATCAACGCATCGTACCTGACCGAGGATGACATCAAGGCTGCGGGTGACTTTGAGATTACGCCACAGGACTTCCAAGGCCCGATGGACGTTATCCCAGTCTCTGACCCCAACATCTTCAGCGAGGCGCAGCGGTTTGCCCAGACACAGGCTGTCATGCAGCGTGCTGATGCTAAACCACAGATGTACGACCAGCGCAAGGTTGAGGAGATGTTCCTGCGTCAGTTGAAGATACCGACTGACATCTTGGTTCAGGGTACTGAGCCAGAGAACCTTGACCCCGCATCAGAGAACATTGCAGCGGTGATGGGCAGCAAGATCTTTGTTCTACCCAGACAGGATCAGATTGCACACCTGATGGTTCACATACCATTCATTCTGTCGGATGTGTTTGGTAAAAACCCTGTCATGCAACAGACGCTGTACCCAGCCATGATTGAACACCTACGCAACCATGCGCTTCAATACTACGTGACCGAGTCACACAGGGCTGTAGCCGATGCAATTGAGGCTGGTGACATTAAGGAAGATGATGGCAAGGCACAGGCACAGATCATCAATCTCGTGCAGGAGAGTGTGGAGCCAGTGATGTCTAACGTGTCGCAGTTGATTACCTACATGCAATCACTGTTGCCACAGATGCAACCCAACATGCCGCCACCTGATCCGCGCATGGCTGTTGCTCAGATGACTCAGCAGACCCAGATGGAACGGCTGAAGCAAGACGCTCAGGAGGCCGTGCAGAGGCTTCAGTTGTTGGCTGAACAGAATGCACAACGCTCTCAAGCAGAGCAGTTAAAACTGCAAGACAAAGAAGCTGACCGTCAGGCACGCATGCAGCAGGAAATGCTCAGGCAGCAGGCAGAGGATATTCGTGCAGCAGAAAACAACGCAGCGAGAGAGCGCATGAATACGTCCGATAACATCACGGCATTGCAGTTGGCCGAGGCTGAGATCAGGACGGGTGAGAAGTTTGCCGTGTCAACCGGCACTGGCATAAATCCAAACCCTTGAAGGAGGGAAAAGCATGGAACAGATGAAGGATAGTGAGCTGTTGCCACAACACAAGCGAATGGCGATGGGCATGCCTGTCAACAACCCGCCGTATGTTGGTGGAAAGAAAGATCCAATGCAGGCTGAAAAACCCAGCACAAAACAGGTAACAAACAAATGAATGAAAAGACCTTGATCGGGCGGCTGAAGAAAGCACAACAAGAGCTGGCCTTACAAGCAATGCTAAGACCTGCCCAGAAGGACTTGTTCACTCTGGGTCAGGCATCTGGGATGGTCATCGGTTTAGAAGCGGCTGTCGACGAAGTGTTAAAAATATTGAGCGAGGAACGTGATGATGGCAATGACCTATGAGCGCATGCTTGAGGAGGCTTTCCCAGTAGCAGATGCGGGAGTACAGCCTTTTGGTAGCCGTGTGCTGGTACAGATCAGGAACCCACAGGAGAAGACCACTGGGGGAATCATCTTGAGTACTGACACGAAAGAAACAGAGAAGTGGAACACCCAAGCGGCTAAGGTTATCTCAATTGGCCCACTGGCATTCCGCAATCGCAACACGATGGAACACTGGCCAGAAGGTAACTGGTGTGAGGCTGGTGAATTTGTACGAGTACCGAAATATGGCGGTGATCGGTGGGAGATAAAGCTGGGCGAGAAAGGCATTGCCCTGTTTGTAATCTTTAACGATCTGGACATCATCGGCAAGGTGACAGGCGACCCGCTTGGCATGAAGGCATTTATTTAGCACCTACCTGAAGGAGGTACGGAACTATGGCAAACGACACATTACGTGAAAGTGATGATGCTGAAGAACTACAAGTTGTCGAAGATCAAGAGAGTGGCGAACATGTCGAGGTCGAATCAGAAGGCGACGAGCGACAGTATGCCCAAAGTGATGACGACTACTCTGATGCTGAACGCGAGGTAATCCGCGAACGCCGTCGAATAGAAAAGCGCGAGAGAAAGCAGCGGCAAGATGCTGCCAAGAATCGTGACAAAACCGAATTAACTTTCCTTCAGCGCCGTAACGAAGAGCTGGAGCGAAGATTCTCTGCAATTGAAGGCAAGATCACTCAATCAGAACTTTCTGAGTATGATGTTGCAATTGCAGACGCGCAAAGACGCGCACAAATGGCAGAACAAGTCTTTGCCAAGGCTATTGATGCCAAGAACGGTGCAGACGCTTCTAAAGCCATGCAGTACCGAGATCAGGCACGGGCAGCGGTGTACGCTCTGGAGCAAAGAAAGGCTCAAGAGATGCAACGCATCCAACAGGCTCAGTACGCACAGCAGCAACAGCAGAACACTATCCCACAGCGACAGGTCGAGATGGCTCAGGACTTTATCCGTGAGCATGATTGGTACGACCCGCACGGCGGTGATGAGGACTCTGCAATTGTGTTGGCAATCGATGCAGCGTTAGTGAAGGCTGGTGTCGATCCTAACTCTGAAGAGTACTGGGATGAACTGCGCGAGAAGGTTAAGCGCAGACTGCCTGAGAAGTTTGCTGCTAAACGTGAGCAGCGCAGTGATACCAATAGACCCCGTGGTGGGCCACAGATTGGATCAGGACGCAATGACTCTGCTCCCAGTGGTCGTAGAGAAGTGTACATCAGCCCAGAGCGCAAGAACGCTATGATTGAGGCTGGTGTGTGGGATGATGCGGTTCTACGTCAGAAGTACATAAAGAGGTACATGGACTATGACAAGCAGAACTCACGATAAATTGCAAGCACATTCAAACTATGTTATATATACAGCAATCGCTGAAGGAGCGAGATCATGACTGACGAACGCCTAAAGAAATCCTCTGACAATGGCAGGGCTTCTCGCGGGATGAGTGACAGAAACGTCACCGAGAACCGAGAAATATCTGATGACGAGAGGGTTGAGATGTTCAGACAGCAATTTTTTCAGTCTGCACTACCAGATTTGCCGAAGATTCCCGGCTACCACACTTGTTGGTTAACCACTACGAATCCTCGGGACAGTATTCAAGGTCGAGTACGACTAGGATACGAACCGATAAAGCCGGAAGATGTCCCCGGCTGGGAATACGCCACCCTGAAAACGGGTGATTGGGTTGGATGTATAGGTGTGAACGAAATGCTGGCATTTAAACTGCCTGCTTCGTTATACGAGAGATACATGCACGAGGCGCATTATGCTG